AAGAACTTGCCGTCATACTGCATGTTGTTCCAAACCCAGACATCGTAGAGGCCGAGAATCGCGTTGTTCTTGTTTGGCGCTTGCTTGAGGAAGTGATTGTGCCAGATGCCGAGAACATCCTCGGAGTAGAGCGAAAAGCCACGCGGATAATGCGGAATCTTTTGCCCGCCGACTGTCAAGCTGGAAATGTTGCCTTCGAGTCCGTAGTTGCTGAGATTGCTGACCTTCGCGCCTGCTTTGAGTAGCCGTTCAGCGAGAAGCTGCCCTTGCTGGCCGTAGCCAGTTGGCGAGCCGATGGTGTTTGATGCGATTGAGATTGACGCATTGAGTTTGCCCATGCGCCTAGCTTAAGACGAAACCCCGACGGAAGCACTCCGCCGGGGCCTCGTGTTGCTTCGTCGTTAGCTTGCGCCGCCGATGAAATATTTCACATGCCCTGCGTGGGTGAGGTCGCCATCCACGCGCAGCAAAACCCGCCAAGTGGTCAGGTCTTGATTGAAGGCATAGTCGGTGCTGGAAGCGATGTTCACGCCACCAGCGATTCGCACCTTGTAGGAAGGCAAGTGACCGAACAGAACGGACTTGTTGCCAGTTCCAATCGATGCCATTGCTGGGTTCTCCACGACGGGGAATCCAGCGAATGAGTCAGGCGCACCAACATTCACGGCGTATAGGTAAGTGTCATCGCCGTTCTTGAGGGTTCGCATCTTGCCGAGTGTGCTGGTGTTAGCCATGTAAGCAACGCCAGGCAGACGACGAGCAGCGCCGTCCAAGGTGTACTGCAGGTTGATGAGGTCGTCAGCGGTGAAGACTCCGGTTGCGGAAGTCGCGCCGGTGATACCCGATCCAGCTGCGGTCACGATGCCGTTTGGCTTGTCGCTTCCGTCGCCTGTGGTCAATGCTGCGTTGACAGCAAAGCCGAGTGCGTTTCCAGCCTGCTCTGCCAGGAAGCCAGCTAGGTCGAAGCCAGCGTCGTTGACTAGCTCGTTAGCGGCCTGAATCAAAGTTGCATACTTGTAAGCGTTCAGCGTGATGCTGCTGAAGATTGGATCGCTTGGCGAGATGGTCGCGGTTGCGGTTGCCAGGGTTGCGGTCGAGTATGCGGTCAAGGTTGGAACGGTCAGCGCCTCGCCGGTAGTCGTGTTGATGTTCTGACCAACTTCGAGCATTGGGCCAACGAGTCGAGCAACAGCGAACACCTCGTCGAAGAACGACTTGGGAACGGTGTTGTCGGTTGGGATGAGTGCGCGCTTCTCGAAGTCGTGCGAGCGAATCTCGCCGCGACCGATGGCACGAAGCAGCTCAGAGTCGTTGGCGACCTGAACGGCGGGAACGAATCCCTTTGCAGCGACAGATGCTTCGAGTCGACGCTCCTCGTCACGCTTGGCGACGGCGATTGCCTCGTCAGCGCGGCGGATGTCGGATTCGATTCTGTCAATCTTCTCAAGCTCAGCGCTGTCGAGTCCGCGACCTTCTTGCTCGGCAGCTTCGATAACATCGCGAATCTGCTCAGTCAAGTTGGCGCGAATCTCTTGCTGGCTCTTGATGAACTCAGACATGATTCTCCTAATTGATTTGGATGGATTAGATGGCGATGACGCTCAATCTCAAGACGGCAGCGGATGACGCACAATTCCGTATGTTTATTTTATCGCGGCGAGTAACTTCGGATTTAGAGAAGGCCGCCGGGTAGAAAGGAAGAAAAACCCCGACGGCCCTAGCGTCGCTCAGAAGGCTGAACAACGCGTGTTTCTCTAATCTCGGCAGGTGACGAATCCAGCCGAACAATGGCTTCAGCGAATGCGTCAGCCAAATCTGCAATTACTCCGTTGAGGGGATTGCCAGCGACATCGAGAATCGCCTGGCGAATCTGCTCTCTGGATGCCACTAGATACCCTTCATGAGCAGATCGAGCTTCTTCTTCTTTAGCGCTAGAAGCTCTTTGCTGCCGATGACCTGCGGTTCTTCCGCGGCTTCCGTCTTAGGCGATAGCTCTTGAATCACGCGCGTCAGCAGCTCAGATTCGGTCGCGTCTAGATCCTCGCCAGCTTCAATCTTCAGCAAGACATCGGCAAGCTCGTCAGCGTTCACATCAGCACGCTTCGCAACCTTGTCAAGCCCTCGCACGCTAGTCGTGCCAGCCGTGCCGGAATAGGCGGGGAATGCCACGATGCTGACTTCGTGCAGCCTGACGGACTTGAGCGTGCGCTCGTTGCCTTCGCTGTTCCAAGAATCTTTGACGACAGTGAAGCCGAACGACATTGAATCAACATCGCCACGCTTCAGCAACTCAGCAGCATCACGGCCGAGTGATGTGTTTGGCAGGCTGGCCGTGACCTTCAGTCCGCGCTCATCTTCTACGAGCGATAGAGTCTTTGCCCTAGTCGAGCCGAGAACGCTGCCGCTGTCGTGATTCCAGAGCAACTTGACATCGTTGCGGCTGCGGAGTGATGTGCGGAATGCGCCGCGCTCAATCTTCTCGATGAATGGCAGCGGCTCGGATGGCGAATCAAAGACGGCTGCATAGCCTTCAAATGTCATGCCATCGCCGTCTTCGCGGATTTCAAAGTGAACCGGGTTGACGCGCGTTTCCATCTTGCTCAATGCTTCGCCCTTCGTGCGGCCTTCGTTCTCTGCTTCAATTCTAGCCACGACACCGTTCGCATACTCCAAAGCCCGCTCAGCTGCACGCTTCGACGGCCCGCTTCCCCAGAGCAAGTGCGCAACCACGCCTGGCGATGGATAGTTGTCGGAATCGGGATCAGCGTCCGGCGCATCTAGGTCAACGATATGACGAGCAATCCAAGCACGGATGCGAACCCATTTGTCGGCAGTGACATTGCCCTGCGCCATTGCGCGAGCTTCACGGATAGTCTGCGGCGTGACACCATCGCCAGCGAGTCCTTGCTCGTAATACTCAAGCCCGCGCCGTGCTGCTGCTCGCATATAGGCTGGCGGCTCAAGATTGACCTGACGGCGCTCGCCTAAGAATTCAGTTTCCTCGGCAAGTGAGATTGCAACAGCTTGGTCGATAGCTTCTTGCTTCGTATCGTGACAAGCCACAAGCTCGCCGTCTTGTTTGACGACTGCCCAGTTGGCGCAATCCTCGCTCTGGTCGGTGATGTAATACGGCATTATTCTTCGGGCTCGTCTTCTACCTCGACAACCGAAATTAGATTGTTCAAAGGATGGTCGTGTGATGGTTCACAGTTAGCGCAATAGCCACCGATGCCATAAGTTACAATTTGCCCCATCTAAACCGCCCTTAGTAATACGCCTGGTGCAGAAGTTGAGGCTGAAGTATTCAGAGTGCCTGCAGTTGCGAAAGCTCCAGTAATTCCTGTTTCCTGTCTGGTGATTCGCCTATTGTAATTAGTTGCAGTATTCATATAGCCCCAGCCTGGCACTGGAGAGATAGAACTGAATGAGTTAGTTGCGGCATTTGTTTGGCTATTGAACGCCAGCCAATACCAGCCAGCCGAGAGCTCTTGGCTAATTGTGATTTCATAGAATGTGCTCGCTGCTGTTGCCGATAAAGTGCCAGCATCCAAGACAACCAAATCAGGTCTGTTAGTTGAGTTGCTGTAAATCCCTAATCTCACTGTTGCAGTGCCACTAAATCCTGAAGCAGTCCGACAGCCTATGCGGTCAAAGGTTGTTGTCTGAGGCACATAGAAAGGCACATAATAGGTCACATCTTCAGTTGGAGTGCCCGCTCCAGCGTTGCTATCGTGCGACGCTCCATAATAAGTCTCAGACTCAAACCCTCCCATTGCCCCAACACTCGCACCAGTTGGGCCTGTTGCGCCTGTCGGCCCGGTTGCACCCGTAGCTCCAGCTGGCCCTGTCGGCCCAGTTGACCCTGCTGGCCCTTGCGGGCCTGTATCTCCTTGAATGCCTTGTAAGCCTTGCGGGCCAGTTGGCCCCGTTGCTCCTGTTGCCCCTGTTGCTCCTGTAGCGCCCGTCGCGCCAGTAGCGCCTTGCTCAAGCACGAAATCAAAGATAGCTGCCGAACTTGTGCCGACATTCGTGACGGAAACTGCCGTGCCGCTTGTAACTGTTCCGACAGAGATTGTCGCCGCAGATCCAGCTGCCCCTGCTGGCCCAGTTGGGCCTGTCGGCCCTGTCGCGCCAGTTGGGCCTGCTGGCCCTGTATCTCCTTGAATGCCTTGCGGGCCTTGTAAACCAGTATCGCCTTTTGCGCCAGTTGCGCCAGCAGGGCCAGTCGGGCCTGTAACTCCTTGAATTCCTTGCGGCCCTGTTGGCCCAGTTGCGCCAGCATCGCCGGTGTCGCCTTTAATTCCCTGTGCGCCCTGCGGGCCAGTTGCGCCTGTTGGGCCTGTTGCTCCAGTAGCGCCAGCAGCGCCTGTTGCGCCAGTCGGGCCGTTGATGCCTTGCGGGATTGTCAAGTCAAGAATCTGATTCGGCGCTGTGCCTGTGATGGTTGCCGTTGCGTCTGTGCCTGGCAAGCCCGTCGTGACTGTGCCGATGGTGAGCGTGTTAGGGATTGCGCTGCCGCCGCCGCCTGCAACTGTGCCGTTCGTCCATCGAGAATTGCCAGCATCCCAGAGCAAGACATCGCCGTCAGCCTTGCCGTTTGTCTGCACATCGTGCAGTTCGTTTAGAGTCAAGCCGCCAGTCATTCTGACATATACGCGGCCAGCTGCTTGCTGAACGCGAGTCACGGCGACGACGGGAAGCTTTAGATTTGGCGCGGCTGGTTTTGTTGTCGTGAATTGTCCAGGATTAGATGGATCGGCATAAAGGATTGCGCCGAGAGAATATGCGTCTGTGTTGACATTCGTAATCTGCCCGTTCAGCACAACGAAGCCAAAGCCATCGGCTGCGATTTCTTCCGCTGTCACGCCGACCATGTATTCATGCGGGACGCTGCCGTCAGTGACCGCGGGCTCGACTTTTACGGTGTCGCCAGTTGCGCCTGCGAACTGGACAAGTCGGAACTTCGGGATGGCGGTCGTGTTGCTGTTGTTTTTGACGCGAATGACCATCTTTTGCCCGATTGGGATTTCTGTTCCCTCATCGGCGAAATACTCAAGCGCTTCAAGGTCGGGATTCCAGTTGATTCGCCCGACGTTCGTTGACGGTACGGCGTTCGTGTTGAACTGAATCCATGCCGGCTCGGAGATGTTCTGAACGCCTTGCAACGATGACAGCACAGTTGCTTGCGGCTGCTCGATGGTCGCCGTTGTGCTTCCGCTGGTCGTGATAGTCGCCGTGTTTGGCGATGTGACATCGATGACAGCAGTCGAAGTCGTGACGGTTATGCTCATCGAGTAACCTCTGGATCAACGACGAAGTTGCCTTCGACTAGGCGAGTCACCGCACTTCCCGGCGTGACAAGTTCCAAGTCGTAGACATACTGCCCCGAAGCGATGGCGGCGGTTGTAGTCGGACTCGCTTCGATGAAGATTGTCCCCGCCGTGCCGCCTAGCGTGATTCCGCTGCCACTTGTCAGACTCAGCGCAACGGCTGTCGAGTCGTAAGTGCTGCGAACTTGCATCCGTGCCGTGTAGTTCGTCAGATTCACGGCAGAGCCGCCGAGATTCCAGGTCAGCGTGTAGTCAAAAGATGCGCCCTGGTAGCAGGTCAGATTCAATGTTGCTGGCGCTTGCATCACTCCACCTCGTAGACAGACTGCGGATCTTCGGGATTTACTTGCGCGACACCTTGTAGCTGCACGCTGGCGAGCCCTGTGTGGCGAATAGGCGGCATTTCAAGCGCTGCCAATACTTCGGCTGGATCGTAGCCGCTAATGACGAGCTTGTTCGCCATGTTGACCTTCTTTTCCTCGCCGACCAACTCAGCAGCGTCAATGTTGACATTTGCAAGCGGCACTCGAACGCTGTCTGCGGATGCGTCTTGAATCGGCGGCAAGTCTTCGAGTCGGCGCACATCGTTAATAGTCAAGAAGCCGCTGTTGAGTCCGATTGAGTAGGCGTTCATTCTGGTCGAGATGTCAGCGCGAAGAAGTCCGTCAAGGCTAAACCTGATGAACGCTGAATCGTTGCCGGTGTCTTCGACTAGCAGCTGAGTCAGCGCTGTTTCAAGCTTTTGCACATAAGGCCTAAGCGCATAAGTGACAAGCAGAATCGAGTTCTGCTCAACGCTTGAATAAGTGTTCGTCCCTGGCAAGTTCAGGAAGTTTGACGGAATTCCAAAGACTCGCGCGATGTCTTCGACGGCAAGACGGCGACTGTCTAGGAATTGCGCCTTGTCGTTCTCGACACTTGTGGGAACATACTTTGCGCCGCCTGAGATGACTGCCGTTCGGTGCGATCTGAACCAGCCACGATGACGGCTATCGAATGCGTCGCTTAGATTCTTTGCTTGCTCGGCAGTGATGTTGCCGGGAACTTCAATCACGCCGCTTGTCTGAGTGCCGCTGCCGAAGAACTTTGCCGCATAATTTCGCAACGCAATGGCAAGCCCGAAGTCTTCCTTCATCGCTTCTACGCGTGACACTCCGCGAATGTGTCCAGGTCGCACGATGTCTGGAATAAATAGAACCTGCGTGCCGTCTAGAACTTCCTTCGATGACTCGAATTCAAACATTACGCGGCCAAGTCCGTTTCGCTTGACTCGCACATCCAGCGGATTCAGAACGACCATGTTCACGATTCGGTTCTGCTGATTTCGGTAGACGCGGATGAATGCGTTGCCGTCAAGCAGCAGGCTGTTCAAGACTGCGCCGTAGAACGCTTCCTTCGTGGTGTCGACATCTGGCTTCGTGACCCATTGCGGCCGTGGTCGCAGTGCAAGACGGCGGCCGTCAACGCGCTGATACGAATCAACGGGAAGCGTAGAGATGCTGTTGCTGATTAGCTGCACGGCTGACCAGATGGCATTGACCTGAAGCGCTGTGTCGCTGTTGACTGCCGTTGCCGATAGCGTGCCGACTTCTAGCTCGCCGCCGCTTCCCCAAACTGACTGGAAGCTGACACCTCGGCGCTCGAAGATGTTTCTAAGCATTAGTCGACCGCCAATCCGAGAAGCACTAGAGCCACGCCGCCGACAATCAGTCCGAGCGGAATGCTAAACAATCCTGCGCCGATGGTGATGGCAGTTAGCCCGATAAGTTGAAGTGCAGTTGACATTATCCGCCTATACGAAGACCTGTGGCACGATTTCTTCAAGTCTACTCGCCAATGCACGGTCGACTGCGAGGATGCTGGCTACAGCCGCGTCTATCTTGCGAGGTGAATTTCTGTTCTCTTTGACGATACGCGGGCCGAGTCGGTCAATCTTCACAACTGCATTGTCAAGATGCCGTGCCAGCGTTCCATCGCCATCGTGAATCAGCTTCTTCTCCATGACTAGGTCGTAGAACTTCGCGCATGCCGGAACCATGCGAGCCGGCGAGCTTGACGGCCATTCGACAACAGGCAGCCCAGCTTCTTCTAGCACCTGCATCGAGCGCTGCCAGCGGAACGGATCGCAGGCGATTTCCTTGACATTGCGATGCTCTTGGCAGAACTGCATGATTGTTCGCTCGACTTCCGAGATGTCAACGCGCCAATCGTCGCCGTCGACTGTCAAATCCTTCTCCCATGCCTTGACCATGAACAGCTTCAGCGGCTCGCCGTCTTTGGGAATCGTTGCGCCGACAATGACCGAAGCATCGCCGCTGAATGAGCCATCGAAGCCAAGCACGATTTCGTCATCCGGCTGAATCTCAAACTCGTCAAGACAGTCATCCCATGCGCCAGCAGGCAGCCATGCGCTCTGACTGCTGACCCATTGATTCACGCGCTTAGTTCTGAACTCTGGTTCTGGAGTTCGCCTGACGGCCGACTCGAAATCTTCGAGCGCGCAAATGTCGCCGAGTCCAGGGTTGGCGATTGCCCATGTTTCTGACTTGCGATGATCCGCATCTTCAGGCGCAGTCCACCAAGACATGAAGAATGTTTCGTCTGTTATTTCGCGGCGTGACAGTTTTTGCCCGTATTGAAACAGCTCGAAGGCGATTGAGTCTCGGCCTGTTTGGTCGGACTTCACGCCTGCCGTTGTGATGGCGACCATGTGCGCGCGGTGTCCCCTGGCGCCCATCGCCAAAGACATTACATCGAACAGCTCGCGAGTTGGATGTGCGTGCAGCTCGTCTGCCCAGACTGAAGTCGGCGACAAGCCTTCCTTCGAATAGGCTTCGGCAGACAGCACCCGATAGACGCTGCCAGTTGTCGGAATCTCGATTGCGTCACGATACAGCTTGGCGAGCTTGCTCAAGTCTTCGTGCGCTTCGATGATTCGCTTTGCGTCGGCAAAGACGATGCGCGCTTGTTCCTTCTCCGCGGCGATTGAATAGACTTCAGCGCCGCGGCCGCCAAGCAGGTAGAGATCCGCAAGCGCAAGCGTTGACGCTAATGCTGACTTGCCGTTCTTGCGCGGCAAGCCGACGAGCGCAACTCGATGACGGAATCCGCCCTTGCTGTCCTCGGCGTAGATGTGCCGGACTAATTCACGCTGCCAATCGCGCAAGACAAGCGGCGAACCTTGCGGCCCTGCGACTGAATCCTTCGTGATGATTCCGAAGACATCCACGAAGTCAAGTGCTACCTGCCCGCGCTTGCCTTTGAGTGCTTCATCGTCGACAGGCGTCAACCAGGCTGGCGGCCATGAGTTAGCCATTGAGCTTCTCGGCAAGCATGTCAAGCTTCGACTGCGTGCGAGCGATGCGGAATCCCAGCTTGCTTCTATCAGCTGGCGTGAATCCAAGCAGCGACAGATTGCCGGTGATGAGCTTCTCTAGTTCGCCGAGCCGCATGAGAACTGTGTTGTTAGTCGGATCGTTGAGCAGCGCTTGACGCAGAGTTTCGCGCCGGTCGTATTGCTCGCAGACAAGCAGCAGCAAGTGAATGTCGGTCGTGTTTGAAATCCATAGCTCGCCGTGACTGAAGACGCTATCCCAAAGCTGCATGCCTGCATCGCCGAGCGGCCGTGATGGCTCGACTCTGCCGCCGGACAATGGCAGCAATTCGCCTTGCTCTGGCAGTCGCTTTCGACCTGGGTTGCCGAGCTTTTCCTTCAGCTCGATTGGCTTCGCTGGGTTTGGCATATGCCTAGCCTAATTGAACTTCTGAAGTTCGCCTGTAGCAATAAGCTTAAGGCTCGGGGTAGAACTGTGTATGCGCGCAGAGATGCAACCACCCTCGGAGATAACTCGGACGGGGGTAGCGTGGTCATGCGTGATTGATTAGCGCGATGCGCGGAAAAAAATAATTTATTTTTCGAGCGGCCTGTTGCCCCGGCTGCGGTTGCAGTAAGCATGAGCAGCAGCGAGCGGCGACCCTGGCACACCCGGCACCAGGTGATCTGAATCAATTTGTTCGCCGAGCTTGAACGGCTGTTTGCAGATGTGACAATGCGTTGCGTTGGCTAGCACCCATGCCCGCCTAGCCCGATAATCGCCGCCGTATAGTGCCGCCTTCAATGCCTTGCGTGCTTGCACATAAGGCGATGCCTCTCGTTGTTTATTCTTCACGGCTTGACAGTTAGCGCATCGAGTCGAGCGTGTCAGTGTGCCGCAGTCTAGGCATGGCTTATTGAACATGTTGCGCCTTTGGGTAGTCCTGCACTTTGTATCGAAGTTTGTTGAGCAATTCTTTTCGCCGTCTTCCTTTTGCATTCAAGAACACATAGCGATGCTTGCGCGGCCTGTCTACCCAATACACTCGATCCCCAAACTTCTCGATGACCTGCTGATTTGTTAGGCCATTGGCATAGGTCGCATGATGTTGATGCTCAAGCCCGCGCACCTTTGGATCTTTGAACTTTGCGCTCAATCCCGTGTAAAGAAAGTTGGTCGCTTGATAAACAACTCCGACATGTTGCTTACTGGTGTCCGCAAATGAAACAATGATTTCCTTATCTAATAGTTTCAGGCTTCTGCCAATCAGAAAGCTTTCGCCGTTCTTTGGCGCTGCGTCATCAATCCAAAGCCGCGTCAATTCATAAACATTAGACGCTTCTTCTGGACCGCATAGGCCTTTTAGCAATGTGCTTGATGCTGGCACGCCGTAAATCACAACGCCATATAGTTCTTGGCTGCTGGAGAATAGCCCGAACGCGCGACTGCATGGCGCTCGGCGGTGCAAGTAATGACGCGCAATCACAATCTCTTGCGCGACTGTGCTGGGTATTGGCTCAACGAACCAGCCTGCCAGTTCACTCATTGCTTGCGAATCCTTGCCCGATGAACTTCACTGCGCCGAAGTCGAAGCGCCGTGTCATGCTTTGCCCGCATTCAACGCATGTCGGGATGGTTTGGTTTTGTTTCATCTCGGCAACGATGATGGCGCGCTGGTCGCAGCCTTTGCATTCGTATAGATATTGCGGCATCAGAACAGCATCTCGTCTTTCTTTGCTTCTTCCTCGGCTTTTATCTTGACGGCGTGCTTGAGTCTGCCCTCGATTATCGGCAGGTATTCGGCAGTGAGTTCGATGCCGATGAAGTTGAAGCCCTCTAAAATCGCTGCCTTGCCTGTCGAGCCTGAGCCCGTGAAAGGATCTAACACCACGCCGCCAGGTGGAGTCACTAAGCGGATTAGGTATCGCATTAGCTGAGTTGGCTTGACTGTTGGGTGGAAGTTTTGCCGAGCCTGGTTTGTTCGGTTGCGAGGATTATCGCCGCCGACTCCATCAGCCTTTTCTCTGTCAGCGTGTCGCTGTGGCTCGAACTCATCTAGCCCTTCGTTTCTGTCTGCCTTTGAAGCTTTAGCGATGTAGAAGAATCGTGATGCCCCGCCGCTATCGTTGTGTCCTCGAACATTGTCGCTGCCTTGTTTATAGTTTGGCAACTCACCACCAAGCCCACCCGCTTGACCTGAAACCTGCAGCCCGCGATTAGCTGCTTTGCTAGTAGTGTTTCCGCTCTGCTCATCTAGTAGCTCGGCTGTGTATTCATCGAGTATTAGGTTTGCAGGCCAGCGGCCAGTGTTTAGTTCGGCAATGCCATGACCTTTCATGTTTGCCCAGCCAGAATCATTGGGTTGGTTTGCTTTTCCATCTCTGGCAGTCCCACCCTCTGTGCCAATTCTTGAGCCGTCAATATTCAGCCCGCCTGTGCCGAACTCTAGGACATTCTGAGCGACTGTGCCTATTAGCGGTTTGCGTGCTACGATGACAGGCTCGAAGGCTGGCTTTAGTGCTGTTCCCCAGCCGTTCCAGGCCTCGGCTTCGGGAGTTGCGGGTGCGGTTTCAAATTGGCTTGCTGGATTTATCGGAACTGTCTTTCCCATTATTCCGCCGCTTTTGTAGTGCAGTTTTTTTTGAAACTCTTGATAAGTCTTGCCATCGGGCGTATATTTTGGACCTAGCACTTCACGCTCTGCCCCTGCTGCCTTGTCAATCGCCTTTGAGATATCAAGCGACTTCGGGAATCCGCTGCCGTATAACCAGGCTATATTGTCGCGAATCTCAAAGCCCGCGTCCTCGATTGCGACAGCGATGCGATGAAATGTGCGCGAGCCGCCGAAGCTCAATAGATGCCCGCCAGGTTTTAGCACTCGCAGGCACTCTCGCCAAAGCTCGACATTGTAAGCAATTCCGCTTGCATCCCAAGACTTGCCCATGAAGCCGAGCTCATACGGGGGATCGGTGACGATTGCGTCGATGCTGTTGTCGGGTAATGTCGGCAAGATGTCGAGATTGTTGCCGTGATAAACAGTTGCGCCTTGTAGTTGAATCACAGCTTGAACACCGTTCCCGTATAGTCCACGCCGCGCTCAAGAATCAGCGTCGCTAGTCCTGGCACTGAATCCTCGCCGGTTATCTTCTTCCACCAGCCGCTGCCGTTGTCCATCGTTGGGGCCATGACAAGGAATCGCGATGTGCCGCGCGGAGTCGAGCCTAGCTCTGTGACTCTCAGATGATGCCAGTGGCCATGAATCAGCAGCGATGCGTCTGCGACTGGCTGTCTGCCGAATGCCTGCCCTCGCCACCATGTCGCGATGTTGTCCGGTCGCTTGGCT